TGAAGGGTCTGCTACAATATCTGCACAAGTTGCAAGATAAAAGTCATTGCCAACAACCTTAACTCCATTCTTTCCTTCAACAAGACTTCCTAGACCTCTTGTTGACACACCGACTACTGCACCTTCACTCATTAAGTTCTTTACAATGTTGCCGTATGGTGTGTCCATAATTTTTGCTTTGCCGATGAAATTGTTTCCATCTTGACGTAAACTTTTAGTGATGTGCGAGACACGTTCTAAATTGATTGTTGGTCCATCTGGATGTCCTAACTCTCCGTAAGCACGATTCTTCATCACATACTCAGTAACATATCGTTCTGTTTCTTTTTGCAGAACTTCTAACGGATACATTCTCTTGTTTCTGTTTTCTTGTTCTGCTTGCATGAAGATACCTTCAATGAAGAAGTTTTTACCGCCAGCTTCGTTTGCTTCAGTAATGATATTTACTTGCTCATTGATTTCTGTAATTAGTTTCATTTTAGTCCTGCTGATGTTCGTTTTCTAAGTGACTTTGTTCTCTTGCGTAAAATCAATGCAAGTTTTGGTGCACGTTTTCTAGCCGCTTTGCGTTGTGCAATTCTACGATGCATTTTTTCTTGTGAAGACATTCTAACAAGTTTGCCTCCTAAAACTTTATATCCAGGCGTTGCTGATACAACTTTTCTGCGCTGAATAACTCCAGCACGTACTCTATTGACTTTGACAAGCCTAGCTTCATCTAACTGTTCGTCGGACAAAGATATAAAATCTTTAAACCCAATCATATTTATGGACTTATACCATCATCGGTAGTTTCACGACTAGTGTAACCAGCAGTCTTCTTGCCTTCCATAACAATAGTGTATGTTGCGCCAGTAGTAAATCCTAAAGTAGACAAGTAAATGTCACCAATTGTATTTGCTGTTGTGTTTACAAACGGTGTTGTTAAATTCGTTGCTAAATCAAATGTACCAGTACCTGTAAGTATTGCAAATGTATTTGAGCCTGTTCCGCTCCACATTAATTTTACTTTAGAGTTTGCGCCAGCAATAGTCCAAGCAATCTTGTTAACTGTCAATCTCTGTGATGAGCCATTACCAGTTGATGCAATCAAAGTGTTTGCATTAACTTTTCTGACGTTAGTTTCACCAGTGCCATCTGATTCATTCGTAAATGCATATGCCCATGCTGATGCATGATCTTTTAGTTTTGTTGAGATTACTGAATCTGCCATTTTATTCTTCCGCTATAGTTTTTGCAAATGCTAAAAGAACTTCAGCATCTTCTTCCAACTGTGTCAAAAAGATTTCTTGATTGCTTTCATCTAACTGATCGTAAAGATTAGAAAGCAAATCAACGTCTTCATTCTTTAAAGCACCACGATCTTTTGCGGCTTGAAGCATTGCTAATCTATCACGAACACCTTTAATGCCAGGCTTGATATCTTTAGCGGCTTTCTTTTCAGCGGCATTTGGATTGTTGATGTGCTTCATTGTAGTCTTAGCCTGATGAGTTTCTGCTTCACTCATTTTGTTCGTCATCATTGCTTTTCTAGCGGCAAGTGCGGCTAGCTTTGCACGTTGAGCCGCCGCTTCTTTATCGTGCGGTTTTGGACTAGCCTTAACGTCTTTGTCGTATGCATCGCCTTCACCAAACGGTTGCTTGTTATCAAGTCTATTACCTTTAGTTTTGACTTCATCGGACGCATACGCCATTTTATTGGCGATACCGTCTTTATACTTGACTCTTTCTACTTCATCCAACTGGATAAAACTTTTAAAGTTCTTCATCTACATTTCCTTCTGAACTGGATTGAAATTCCTCTTCACCAGATGCGACTTCTTCTTCGCTATCTTTAAAAATAGACCCTGCCAATTCCATTCTTTTAACTTCAATATGATTTTGTATCTTGTCGTTTAGTGCGTCAAGAATTGAGTTTTTAAACTCAGCCGGTCTTGCATCATATGCGTGTTGAATTGCTGTCTGTACATTTTCCATAGTATATCTCCTTGTTTTATTATTTATACTTTACCGTTTTTATGGATTAAAATACGGGATTCTGTAATTGGCACCATCAATATTTACCGATAAGAATCCAACTGGATTTGATGGTAAAGTAGCATTACCTGAAGTAGCATCTACGCTGACTGCACTAGCAGGATTTAATCTAATTCCTCCAGCAATAACTCCAGCGTCATTGTCTCCTATTTTAGAAATATTTCCATCTTTAAAGACAAGTAATCTATGAATATTATCAATAACGTTTGCTATGCCAAAGTTTGCTGTCGTTGCAATACCTAATGGACCAACAATATACTTAACGCTTGGCTGTGGAATTACTAATGTTGATGTTATAGATGGAAATGGAACATCTTCAATTTCCATATTGAGTTGGAGAGTACCAAACTCAAGTGTGCTGTCAATAGAATTTAATGTTATATTTCTAGATATTGATGCACTACCAAATTCAACTCCAGTGCCTATAGAATTTGGATATATTATGAATTCAACTTCTTCTGTCCCAAACGCAAGGCTAGATGCAATTGAATAATCTAATGATGCAATTACATCTGAAATTGATGTGCTTGCATAAGTCTGAATTGAATAAATTGAAAGTGCTTCAATCCTATCACTCAATAAAATATTTTGATTGTATATAAACTGCGCTGTACCAAAAGCTGTAGTTGCAGTTATTGAATTGGGATAAACAATTGAATTTAATTGTGCATTGCCAAATAAATTTACTGGCATCACCTCATCATCAAACTTTGTAGTTTGATATTCTAATATAGAATTATTTGCAAATACATCAATATCAAGATTACCATAGTAAATTATATCTTGATTTACATAAAGAATAGTTTTAGCATCACCAAATTCTATAGACGGTTTTACAGCAAAGTCAAAAACATCAAATGTTGATGATGAGTATGTCTGAATTGTTACAGCATTTACTGTATCAAGTGTTCCTTCTAACCGAATTAGAGCCATATCATTACGAGTTTAATTGTCAAAAATTAAAGAGAGAAAATTCTATTTGCGCCAGCAGAAAATGCTACAGTAATATCACCGCCGTTAGGTAGAATTGGCAAACCAGTTGCGCTGTCAATATATGCAACTAATCTAGATGTTCCTTGAACTCCAGTATCTGCAAATAGAATAAGTGCCTCACAGTTTGCACCAGAAACTGACGTAAATGTTGCGTCATCCGCATCAAATACTCCACTGGTAATTGTTTTGGTAGTTAATGTTGTAGTAGAAATTACAGCAGAATTTGACACATCACTTCTGAATTGATGTGCTGTGCTATAAGTATAAACACCAGTATCAATAAGTGCCAACGTAATCGTGTTAGCCGACATATTGATAGCGCCGTTTAAAAATGCTTCTTTTGCTTTTGGGTAAAGTGCGTTTGCCATGTAGATTGCTCCTTAATATTTTACACCTATTTATAAAACGACTGGCGTTCCGATTTTTACAAATACTTTTGTTGCTGATAACGCATATCCAATTTTGAGTGAAAATTGTGCGCCGTCAATGGTAGGACTTGTTACAATATTCCCGTTTGAACCCAAATATAATGCTTGATCCGAAGACCAAGTCCATAATGGATTTGTGAGTGTGCCTAATGTAACAGTTTCTGTGTTGGCATCTAATACTCCAACAACTTTATCTGCTTGAGTTAAGTCTAATGCTGATGCTAAAATTGTCTCAGAATTTGCATTAATTGCAACAACCCTATATGATGATGCATTGCTATTATTAAATACGATATTCAACGAATCTGTTGCGGCACCTTCTCCACCAGTGTTTGCTTGTGCAAATGCCGATTGTGCAATACTCAATGCTGAGTTTGCTTGTGCATATGCGTTATTGGCAGTAGACCAAACTATATTAACTGTAGTATTAGTTGAGTATCCAGAAAGACTCGGAACAACAATAGTGTTGGCGTAATCATAAGCGGCTTGTGCTTTTGCATTTGCTGTATTTGCTGTAGAGAATGAACTATTAGCAATTGAACGTGCCAAGTTATCTGTTCCGGCGACACCGCCAGTGTTAGCTTGTACAAATGCCGATTGTGCTAGTGATGTTGCAGTATTAGCCTGCTGAAATGATGCATTGGCAATTGCGGCAGTTGTTGCAATTAAATCGGCAGTTACAGTTGTACTACCAAGATATAATGTATTGCCACTCAGATATAAGTCTCTGAATCTCGCAGTTGGCGTTCCTAAATCATACGTGATATTTGCTGAAGGTACAATGTGCTGAACAGTTGTGTTTCCTGTTACTGTTACTCCTGCAAAAGAAACTGTGTTTGATGTATTTAAATTTTGATTGTACAGTACAACATTATTTGCGGCATTGTATGCTGAATTAGCAACATCGTATGCGCTATTAGCTTTAGAGAATGCGGATGCCGCTTGATTGTTTGCAATAGAAGCATTTGTTGTGGCAGTATTAGCTTGAATGTATGATGCATTAGCTGTAGAGAATGCGCTGTTGGCTTGTGAGTATGCTAAGTTTGCTGTGTACCATGCAGAGTTTGCTCTTGCTCTTGCTAGAGTATCTACTGTACCGCCACCGCCACCAGACTGTTCAACGAATACAAATTTCTGTGCCGCTTCATCATAAGATAAAACATAACCATCTGTGATACTGTTTCTATCAACGTCATCTAAGTAACGTAGATTTACTTCACCTGATCCGCTTGATCCTCCGTGTTGACCACCAGATTTAATAATTACGGCATTTACTTTTGTTTTAAATGCGCTAACATCTTTCTGAACATTATCAATAAACTTCTGAAACTTTTCTTCAACAGGTTTTATGTCTCCGTCTTTACCATCCTTACCTGAAACACCTTGAATGCCCTGTGGTCCAATCTCACCTCTTGGTCCGACTGATCCTTGAATTCCTTGTCGTCCGTCTTGTCCTCGTTCGCCTCTGTTACCCTTCTCACCTCGCTCACCTTGAATTCCCTGTTCGCCAGTTGATCCAGCGGGACCAGTTTTGCCCGCTTCTCCATCTTTTCCGTCCAGACCATTTTGTCCATCTGCACCCCTATCACCTTTCTCGCCTTTGTCACCACGATCACCAGCAATACCCTGTACACCTTGTTCGCCTTGCAGACCACGTTCGCCCTGTTCGCCTTGTGGACCAACATCACCTTTTATTCCCTGCAGGCCTTCAGGCCCGATTTCACCCTGTAAACCAACATCACCTTTTTCACCACGTTCGCCAACATCGCCCTTGTCACCTTTGTCGCCTTTAGGTCCCTGTGCGCCAGTTGCACCAAGGGCTCCACGTGGACCGACTGGACCAGGAACTTGTTCAACGATTACTTCTGTTGTTTTCTTTTCTAGAAGAGATACTAACTCTGTCTTAAGTTTTTGTATCTCTTGTCTTGTATATGCTACAGATGTTGCAACAGAAACCGCTTCGCTGAGAGTACTACTAAGATTAGTTTCCTTCTTTGTCACCCTTGGCCTCTTCAACTAGTGTTCCAAAAAATGCAGTCATAGACTTAGCCAATTCTCTTTGGTCTACGTCATCAATTACTCTAGTATTGTTTTCAGTTTCTTCTTTCTTTACACTCACAACAAGTTGTTGTGGTGGAGGTGCAGGCGGTGGAGGAGGTGGCAAATCTTCTGTTCCAGAATCTTCTCCATCCATGTTTGCTTTGTCTTCTTCCATCTCTTCGTCCATTTGTTTTATATCTTCTTCGCTTTGATGCAAAACATTTTTTCTGATATAATTAATGGAGAAATATTTGCCAACATATCCGTCAATGTCTGAAAGAAGACCCAACCTATCTTTCATCAATTCAGCATTTTTAAGTTCGCTGAAATGTGAGTCTGATTGATAGTCATAGCTGATTTCTTCTTTCATTTGTTCCCACTCTTTGCGAGTGCAAACACCTTTAAGTAGAAGTTGTGTTTCAAGCATCTTGTCAAACAAGTGTGAGAATCTTAAACGCAAACGTGCAATGAACTTACCAAACTTCAATTCATCTCTAGTAATTTCAGAAGCACGACCTAAAGAAAATCCATTGTCAGATTCTATGCGAGAAACTGGAACGTTCAATGACTTGAACATCTTCTTTTGAAAGTACAATACGTCATCAATCTCACCTAAGTTTTGTCCACCCTGTAGCGTGGTAATCTCAGTACCTTTGCCACCTTCTCTACGTGGCAACCAAAAGTCTTCTAACATTGTTTGAAATCTTCTGTCATCACGAATTTCACCAGTCTGTGCATCATAGACTAGTTTGTTTTTATACTTCTGCATGATTTCACGCAAGTATTGCTCTGCCTTCATCTTAGGCAAATTACCTACGTCAATGTAAAAGATTCTACGTTCAGGCGCACGGGAGATACGATAGATAACTGTCGCATCTTCAAGCATACGTAATTGATTGAGTGGCTTAATTGCTTTGTGTAGATGAGAAACAATTACTTTGCCATCTTTGTCTGTGATACCAGAGTTAGTGTAGCAAACTGAGTCTACTGCAATTTTGATACCTTGTGAACCATCTCTAGCAAATCCTTTATCAGAGTAGATAAAGTATTCGTGATATCGTTGTGTTATGTCTGCTGTTCCAGGACGATTGTCGGTTCTTTTGTTTTCACGTATTTTACGAATTTTACGTGGATCAATGTAACGAACTTCTTTTAATCCTGATCTAGGATTCTTTTCGTCAATGACCATGTGATAATACAAACGCCCATCAACATACCATCTACGAAAGATATCGTAACCCTGATTATTGAAGTCAAGAAGTTTCATAATGTAATGATATTCATCACGAATTTTTTTCTTGATTGATTCTGGTTGTTCAAGTTTATCTAAAATGATTTGAACTGGATAATCACCATCTTCAAAAACTAATGATTCATTCACAATGTCTTCAATCGCCGCATCGCATTCTGGCTGAAGTGCCATCTCACGATACTTTTTGATTAAATCTGCATCTGTTCTAATCTGCCCTTCAAGGTCTAAGTATGTGCCATAAACACCACCGCCAGAAATTGCAACGGATGCATCGTCATCGGTAGGTGGTACAAACGATTTTAACTGTTCTGCTTCAACATCATCTTTACCAATCTTATATCCAAAAAGTTTTATCGCCATATATGTTCTCTCTAAAAAGAAATGGGGGCGTAATAGCCCCCATTGTTGCAACTATTACGCAATTATTTATGTTGCGTAAATTTCATTCAATTTAGAAATTTATGTTGATAATGACAAATCAGCCTGATTGCCAAAAGCATCTGTTGCATTCCCAGCCTTAAGGTAGTGATATTGAAAGTTTACTGTAAATTCTGATAGTGTATCTGTGCTGTCGAAAGATAAATCTACTGCGCTAACATCTGTTGGAAACGCATCGTTTAATTGATACTGTCTAGAAATTGTGTTGTCACCTTTTAAGTGTACACATTTAATGGGCTTGTAGTAATCTTGAACTGTTGATTTTGTTTGTGAATCGTAATTTCCTCTTGAAATTGCATTCACCCAAGCATTGAATGCACGGCGCAATACTTGGTCTTCATCATTTATAATAGTAACTGTCCAATCAGCAAATGTTCTGTCACCAGGAATCTTAATTCTTCTACCTGCTCTGAATGGCACTTCAATTGTACCTACTGTGAAACCAGGAACTGCGGCCGCCTTGCACATAATTTTAGTTCTGCCTGTAAGATCAGAAGGTAAATCGGCAGCCGCTATGCCGCCGGGCAAAGTGCTTGATACCAAGTTGGTTGGAAATGCAATTTCAATTTCAAATAGATTTGCTCTAGCGCCTCTATTTAACGCTGTTTTTAATTGTTGTATTGATGCGAATGCCATTTTTATTATCCTTTTGCTAGTGCTGTAATAGCAGTATCACCATCTGCGGTAAAACCATTTTCAAAGTAGTCGTATGTCCAAGTTACAGTAAAGTCTTCAACTGCATCAGTAGTATCATATGACAAATCAATTTGAGAAATGTCGCTTGGCCAACAATTTTTTAATCTATAACTGCCATTAGGAACAGAACTTCCATCTTCTTTCAATTGATAGATCATTACTGTGCCATAAAGACCAGCTACCGAAGTCGTAGAAGCGGCTGTAGCGGCAGACCTATTGCCTAAGTCTGTACGTTCAAAATTAGTTTTAACAATATTGTTTTGCCAACTTTCCATTAAGCTACGAATCTTAAAATTTTCGTCATTCAAAATAGTTGAAGTCCATTCAGAGAATGTTCTATCTCCACCCATTTTTAATCTGCGGCCGCCATTCATTGGAATTTCAATCGTACCCAATGTAGCAGACGGCAAAGACCCTGATCTGCATAGATATTCAAAACTTGTAAAATCGGTAGCCGTAAAACCAATTGGTGGTGTCACTTGAACCTTAAAAAGGTTCGGTCTAGAGCCTGTGCCTAATTCGGCTCTAAACTTTGTTACTGAAAATTCTGCCATTTTATTCTCCTTTTTTGTCTTCTGTAATTATTTATCCTGCGATTTCATTAAATGTAGCAGTACCTCTTACAGACACAAAGTTAAGTTGAATGAAGTTGACAGAGCGAATTGGTTGTACGAATATATCGCAAACAAATTCGTTAGCGTTTACAACATCTTCAGGGTTGTTGCTTGCATCACAAACAACTCTGAATGCGGCTAAACCACGGCGTGCTTGAACGCTTCTTAAATATGGAACAACTAAGTTAACAAAGTTTGATCTTGTTGTCTCATCGTTCTGGTCAAACAATACATTGTCTGCGGCTTCACCGATTGTATTTTGCAAGTCAATGAACAATCTACGAACGTTAATTCTATTTGTAGATGTGTTTCTAGTTACGAATGTCTTGTCACCAAACAATACTGTACCACGACCAACTTGTGTGATTACTGGATTTACAGCAAGTTTGTACAATGTGTCTCTGTCAGCTTGCGTTGGATTGTATGCTAAACGAACTAAGTTTTGAATACGACCATTGTTGAATCCAGCTGGAGACAACCATGACTCTTGATTAGCATCGTTACGTGCCATGCAACCAGCAACGTCAGCGTTTAATGGAACATAAACATATGTGTCATTGTATTTGTCGTACTGATATTTCCATCCGCTGTCTGCGACTGCGTATGTAGAACGTGTAACTGTACCAGCCCATGTAGAGATTCCAGTTGCTTCTGAACCAACATTGTTAACAACGTTTGTTCTCAATGGAGAAATACAAACAACAACGTCTTTTCTAACTTCAGCAACATCGCCAATGATTCTGTTTACAACAGTTGCATTACCTTGACCAGCAAAGATGATTGTTGCAGGAACTTCAGACTTGTTTGAATACTTCAAGTAGCCAGTAGAACGATCACCATCAGTTAGAGTTGTACCATCAGAACCACCATTGAAGTCATAGTTCTTAACAACATTTACTGAAGTGTATGTTGTTGGTGCTCCATTTGCTGTTGTAAGGTTGTTACCCCAATTTGTACCAGCATTGTCGTGATCTGTCCAACGAACCCATGCTGAACGATCATTGATAAGGTCTTTGTAGAAATTGCTACCACCATTTTCAGCTTTTGCATTGCCTGCTTTAGATACAAATGCGTATTTTTCTAAAACTGTGTTTGCTGTGCCAGTGATTGTACCAAGTTTGTCAACAACAACAACGTGCATTTCATCACCAGATGCGCCAACAGAGGAGGCTTGTAATGATGTACCTGGAGCGCCATCGAATTCATCAAAGAATTCCCAACGGCGAGTTGCTGTTACACCAGATGCACCAGGTAAGTGTGCAGATGCAATTGTAAGAGATGTGTTACTTGCAATTGCAGTAACTCTAGTAGAACGACCATCTA